CGCCCTTGCCTACCTTCGTGAGCTGAGCTGCATCATTACCGATATTCTGGTCTGGAACTACGCCCAACCCAGAAAGCACAGCGCAAGTTCAGGAGGCCGCGCATGAAAGTGCAAACCATTCTTGTTGACGGAGCGATGCGCTCCAAGGATGACCTTGCGCACCTTGTCGATCGCAGGCGTGAACGAAGCTTTGGAAAAGGCGGAGAAGCTTGTGAAGCTGATAGCAGAAGCCAGAACGCTGGCGGGCGAACTGGCCTCTTCGCTGGATGGGTTACGATTCGAAGTTTGGCTAGTCCATAAAGAAGGGACGAAGCATGAAACGCAAGCCTTTTTTCAATAACAAGAACCCGTTCGACGTGATGTTGTGGGTCTTTATCTGGACGTTCGTCGGCTTTGTCACCGCCCTGCTATGGCCAAAGTAATAAGCTCAGCCTCGCCAGCAAAGCGCCAAACATAGCGGAAGCAGCGGCGACAGAAAGATTTATCGACCAGTTTTTTAACACCTCACGCCTTTTGGCAGCTTTGATTTCAAAGTACGCCAGGCCAAGAGGTAAAACCTTGATTGAGTAAATACCGTAGTCGTCGTCTTCAGGGTAGTCGGCAGTTTCAACAGAAATGAGATGCTCTTTACTCATGACAGTTAAAAGACTCCAGCAGTCTGCTTCAGATAGTGGAGGAAATTGCTTAAGGAAACCAGCTGGAACGCCAGTCCCGAAGGCGCAGAAGAAGGAGGGCAAGATGACCATTCCCGAGATGATGTGGGGCGTATTTTGTCGAATCGTGCTGCCCTTCGTCGCGCTCGTCATCTTTGCGGGAATCATCGCTGAGATGATCGTAAGACTGGGCAGCAGAAGAAAGAAAAAGGCCGCCCGGAACGGCAATTCCGAAACGGCCAGAACTCAATAACCACTTATAAGATAGCAACAAAGGAGGGCAATGTCAATGTGCAGCTTTTGCGGGCATTTCAGATGTCCTGGCTCCTGCCCGAACGCGCCGCTGCCCGAGCCCGTCGATTACTGCGACGGCTGCGGTGCGCCCATCTTTGAGGGCGATGACTACTACGAGACGCCGGATGAGCAGAAGTGGTGCGAAAAGTGCATCCGCCACAAGACGGCGTGAGTTCCAAGGTGATTCAAATGCTTGACGTAAAGAACTTTCGTGAAGAGCGCGGCGTCACGGCCAAACAGATGGTGGACGTGATCCGCGAACAGTACCCTAAATACGACATCCGCCTGCACATCAAGGTCGAACGGCCGGAGGAGTACGGCGTGCGGCTGGTGAACGACGCGGAGCGCCTGCTGGAAGAAGCCTTTGTCCACACCGCTCCCCGCCCCCGCAGGCCGGACAGGCGCAGGCTGCCCAAACGCATCCAGTGCCGCCTTTCCACCACCCACTATGAACGCCTGCAGAAGGCATTCCGGGAAGAGGGCTTTGAGACCATTCAGCAGGGCCTTCAGCACCTGATTCTCAGATACCTTAAAGAGGAGGCGAAACACGCATGAACGCCGTCAAAGTGGCCTGTACACGGGATATGCCCAGAGAGGAATGGCTGGCGCTTCGCCGGCAGGGCATCGGCGGGAGCGACGCAGGCGCCATTCTGGGGCTTTCCCCGTGGGCTTCACCGCTGACCGTTTACTGCGAAAAGAAAGGGCTCATCCCCGAACGGGAAGACACCGAGGCCATGCGTCAGGGTCGGGACTTTGAGGAGTACGTCGCCCAACGGTTCACGGAGCGAACGGGCAAGGCGGTGCGCAGGTGCAATTACCTTCTTCAGCATCCCGATTACCCCTTCATGTGCGCCAACGTGGACCGGCTGGTGGTGGGGGAGGACGCCGGCCTTGAGTGCAAGACCACCAGCGTGCTGACGAAAACGGACTACGACGCCGGCGACGTCCCGCCCCAGCACTACGCCCAATGCCAGCATTATATGGCCGTTACCGGCTGCAAAAAGTGGTATCTGGCGGTGCTGATTCTCAACCGGGACTTCCACGTGTTCGAGGTTCCCCGCAACGAAGAGGACATCGCCGCCCTGATCGAGGCGGAGAAAGCCTTCTGGGAAAACCACGTCGTCCCCGGGGTCATGCCCGCCCCCAATGGCAGCGAAGCGGACGGCGAGATCCTCAAGCAAATGAGCGGGGAAGTCGATCCTGACCTCATCGCCCCCCTCTACGGACTGGAGGAGCTCGTCAAGAAACTCGTCACCATCAAGGCCGAAATCAAGAAGCTGGAAGAAGACAAGCGCCTCTGCGAACAGCGTATCCAGCAGAAGATGGGCGGCGCCACTTTTGGCCGCGCGCAGGGGTTTATTATCAAGTGGCCGCAAGTTTTAAGGACGGACATCGACAGGGAGAAGCTCAAAAGCGAGTTTCCGGACGTTTACGAGAAGGTCAAAACCATCGTCAAACAGCGCAGATTCACCATCAAGGAGGAAGCGATATGACTCAGCTCAAACAGCCCAACCAGGCGGGCATCATCGCAAAGAAAGCGGCATCGGCGGAACGCAAACAGCCGGAAACCCTTAGAGACTGGGTGCAGCTCATGCTGCCCCAGATTGAGAAAGCGCTGCCTTCCGTCATGACGGCGGAGAGGTTTACCCGCATCGTCACCACGGCCCTTTCCAGCAATCCGAAGCTCGCCCAATGCACGCGGGACAGCTTCCTCGGCGGCATGATGCAGGCGGCGCAGCTGGGCCTTGAACCCAACACGCCTCTGGGGCAGGCGTACCTGATTCCGTATAAGAACAACAAAAAAGGCGTCTACGAGTGCCAGTTCCAGATCGGGTACAAGGGGCTTATCGACCTTGCCTACCGTTCCGGCGAAGTCGCCACCATTCAGGCGCACTGCGTGTACGAGAACGACACCTTCGAGTATGAGCTGGGGCTGGACGCGAAGCTTCGGCACATCCCCGCCAAGGGCGAACGGGGCGACATGACCCATGTGTACGCCGTCATCAAGCTGGCGAACGGCGGTTATGCATTCGAAGTCATGTCTGCCGCAGATGTAAGGACGCACGCCAAGCGGTACAGCAAGGCGTACGAGGACGGCCCATGGCAGACGAACTTCGACGAAATGGCGAAGAAGACCGTGCTGAAGAAGGTGCTGAAGTACGCGCCGCTGAAGTCCGACTTTGCCCGCGGCATCGTGGCGGACGAGGGTACGCTCCGCGCCAACGTGCAGGACGATTACGTCGAGGTGGCGTACACCATCAACGAGGACGAGCAGGATATGCCGGAAACTGTCGACCCTGTCACCGGTGAAGTGCTGGAGAATCAGGTCGCAATCCAATAAGGTGGCTCCGCGAACGGGCGTTGACCATAGGACGTTAGCAACAAAACCACGGGGGCGGCGACACCGCCCGCCCCCAAAGGGGGGAAGGGACAGACAATGGCATGGCTGAAAGTGGACGAAACCCTTTGCGATCACCCGAAGGTGCTGGCGCTGGCGGATGCATTGAGGCTGGATAAGGACTCCGTGACGGGCAAGCTGCTGCGCCTTTGGACCTGGGCGCTGAATAACAGAGAGGACGGGATACTGGCGAAGCGGGACGCCGAAACCATCGCCGAGGTGATGCGCTTCAAGGGGAAGGCGCAAAGGCTCATGGACGCTCTTATAGTTGCCGGCTTCCTTGACGAAACGGACGACGGATGGTGCATCCACGACTGGTCAGATTACGCGGGGAACTACGTCGAGAAGCGCGCCCAGACCGCGGAACGCGTGAAGAAACACCGGCAGGTGAAACGTCAATGTAACGCTGCCGAACCCGCCGAAGAAGACCCTGCTTCCAGCGTTACATCTGCGTTACACGAGCGTTACAACGGCGTTACTGTAACGCCCCTAGAGAAAGATAGAGAGAAAGAGAAAGATATATATACTACGGCAACGGCGGCGAATACGCGCGCGCACGTGCGCGAGAGCGTCCCGTCTGATCTTCGGGACGGTCGGTATGCTGCCCTGATCGACGCCTATACCCAGAACATCCGCATGCCTTCAGCCATCGAGGCGGAGAGCATCGAGCAGTGGCTTTCCGACATGCCGGCGGAAGTCATTGACTTCGCCATCAAGCAGGCGGCTTTGTCCGGCATACGCTCCTGGCGTGGCGTGGAGACGATCCTGCTGCGCTGGAAGGAGATTGGCGTTCACGACCTGCCTTCCGCCCAGGCCGCGCAGCGCGAATGGGCGAACAGAGTGCAGGCCCAACCCAGAGCCGCGCCCCGTCCGCAGAGCACTTTAGGCCGCGCAATGAGCAATCTGGACGCGCTGATGGCGCAAACGCTGGAGGAGGAACATGGACGCTATCACCAAAGCTGACGTGGTGGGCATTTTCAAGCTGCTGTCCACACTGTTTCCGCAGTCCGCCCGCAACTTCGAGAACGCCGATGCCCTGACGCGGGATGCCTGGTATGAGCTTATCAAGGACATTCCCAAGCAGCTGGTGGTGGAAGCAATCAAGAGCTATGCGGCCAGCCATGTCTGGGCGCCGTCCATCGCGGAGATTCGCGCGGAAGCCTTGAAAGCGGTGAACCCAGAGCTGTCCATCGGGCCGGACGAAGCCTGGGGGATGGTGGTACAGGCAATCCGCAAGTACGGTTATACCCGTCCGCAGGAAGCGCTGGCGTCGTTGCCGGAACCGGTGGCAAGATGCGTTGAGCGTTTCGGCTGGCGTGAGTTATGCCTTTCCGAAGAGCCCGACGTGGTGCGCGGGCAGTTCCGAAGGGCGTACGAAACCCAGCTCGCGAGGGAGAAGTCCGACGCCCTCATTCCCGCACAGGTACGGCAAAACCTTGCGCAGCTGGCGGCGAAGATGGACAGTGTTCTGACTCTGGGAGAAGGCGCATGATGATCGAGTTCGTCGTACCTGGCAACCCCAGGGGAAAAGGACGTCCGCGCTTTTCTCGTAACGGACACGCCTATACGCCTTCTGAGACTGCGGCATACGAAAGCCTGATTGCACTCGCCTGTAAAGATGCCTGCGGAAACAAAGGCCCGTTTGCCGGGCCTGTTGCCATGCACATCCAGGTGGGCAAGCAGGTGCCAGCTTCGAAATCCAAACGAACCAAGCAGGCGATGCTTGCCGGCGAAATTCGACCAGCCACGAAGCCCGATTTGGACAACGTGATCAAGGCGGTACTGGACGGCTGCAACGGCGTGGCGTATCTGGATGACAAGCAGATTGTGGAGCTGAACGCGACGGCTCGATACGCCGAAATGCCCGGCGTAAGGGTGGTGATTGAGGAGGTTTGACGCAACAGATGGGGAGGGAGAGTATGCCGAAACCGGCGTTGACCATTGAGGACCTGAGAAACTTAAGAGACCTGCATTCGCAAATCAACAGCCTCAAGGGTCGGATTGAGAGGCTGCGGGGATTGCTGTCATCCCCGGCTTCTGTGCGGCTTTCCTACGCGCCGCGGGGATCCGGAACACACAGCGACCCCGTTGGTAACGGTGTGGTCAAACTGGCCGAGATGGAGGAGGAGCTCCAGCAAAGAATAGTGGAACTAGAGGAGAAGATCCGCAGCGTTGAGGCCGCCGTTGACGCCCTGCCGCCGAGAGAACGCGCGGTGATTCGGGCGAGGTATGTGGATGGACTTCCGTGGAGGAAGGTAGGGAAGGTGGTGGGGTATTGTGAGGAGCACTGCAAGAGAGTAGATGGGTTTGTCAGACATTACTTGATTTAGTTTATCAGAGCTTAACAGAGTAGAAACGACAGACAGGTCCCGCATTTACGGGGCTTTTTTATGCTGTTTGCTTCAGTAAAGATGATCTGTTGAGACAAAGCGCGCTGCTTGAATGTAAACGATAAAATCACTCAAAAGTGAGCTTATCTATTGCATGAATTAAATTGTGACTGCAGCCAAATTTGTTATAATTAATATAGATATTCAAATGGAGGGTTATCTATGAAAGCGTGGAAGGAAGGTTATTTCGTTGGTTTTGGTAGCAGTAGGTGGGTGTAAATCGGAAGAAGCAATGGCGGTTGAAGCGATGATATCTTCCATCGGAGAAGTAACCCTAAACAGTGAAGAAATATTTGATAAAGCAGAGCAGAGTTACGCTTACTGATCAGCAAAAGAAAGAAGTTTCAAACTTTGAAACGCTTCAGCTGGCTCGAGAAGAGTATGATCGCTTGGTTTTTGAACAGCGAAGGCGCTCTATATTCATCAGCCGACGGGGACCTATTTCCAGCTTGCTGAACTTTTATTGAAACGAACTAATATTGATATTCCCTATTGGTATTAACCCTCTCACCTCCACTCGGTCATGGTATACGTGAACGGTAATATGGAGTTTGTCAAATAGCTGACGAATTGCTATCTTACCACCTCCGTGTATTGCAAAAGTCAATAATTCTTCCTGTTCCTTAACTTGCTTACCAGCTTCGCTAAAATCAATAGTAACTTTCTTTTCCTGTCTGGGAGTGGTAACTACTACCTCTCCTGTTTTATTGTCAATAGTTAAAGCGGCGTCCCACATCATTTTAATTTCACTTTGCAGTGCTTCGTACTCTACTTTCCAGTAGCCGTTGTCAAGAGCCTGCTTGATAAAGTCTAAGTCCTTTTCGAGCTTCTGAAGGTGACGGAGTTCACTCGTTTGATGTTTATGTTGTTCACGGAGTTCAGCTATCTTCTTATCCAGCGCTGAAGCTTCCTTCTCGTATTCTGATACCGATATTCTTCCTTTGCGGAACAGGTAGTTCAACCTCTCCTGCTCGTCCTGTAATTCCTTCATTTGCTTTAAAGAAGGCCCAACTAGAAGCTCCAGTTCCCGTTTTCTTCGCTCCCAGCTTTCTAAGTGAGCCATAATCGCTTCTTTCATCTGTTCTGGCTGCTGCAAGGCCTCCAATACCTTCAACACAACCTGTTGGTCGAGCCAGTCAGCAGGAATTCTTGGAGAATTGCATGTAGGACTTCCATCTCTGTGGTAGCGTTTAAGTCTTCCGTAGCAGGAGTAAACCGCCGTTGTTCCGTGGTCATAGGTTCCTCTAAACTGTAACCCGCATATGCCACAGTGAATAATGCCAGTAAGCAATGGCGTCTCGTGTTTTCTCTGCCAGAACTTTGCTCTGTTTCTTCTTTCTTGTGCTAACTGATAGATGTACTCGTCTACAATAGGAGGGAAGGGAATAACAATCCAGTCATCTTCAATCTTGTCTGGTTCGGCATTCTTACCATCCCTACCAAAGTAGTTCTTACCTATGTATGCCTGATGAGTAAGAATCTGTCTGACAGTAGCGTTTGACCAGTGTTTGACGTATTCACCTTTTTGGCCTCTCTTTCCTCTTACTCCTACCCGAACCCCACGGACAGCGGAAGGAGGAAGAACACCCATCTGTGTTAACTTATCAGCAATAGCCTCCATCCCCAGTGGTTTTCCTGTTTCGTCACCGTAGACGTACCAATGATAAATCAGTCTGACAATTCTTGCCTCTTCCTCATTAATCTCGAACTCTCCGGTCAATGGGTTTTTCCTGTAGCCGTAGAGGACGTGACCACCCGGGAACTGACCTAATCGAGCTTTTTGATACTTTCCCATCTTCATCCTCTCGGTAATCATTTCTCTTTCCAGTTGAGCGAACACTGCGATGATTTGCATGACCGCTTTACCGATAGGGGTAGTAGTATCAAATTGTTCCTGTATGCTGGTGAAGCCTATCCCGTTCTTCTCAAAGACGTCATCGAGGAGGTAAAGGGTATCTTTTAAGTTGCGGCTCAACCTATCTAGCTTCCAGACAACTACGACATCGAACTTCCCAAAGTAAACGTCTTCGAGTAATTGCTGCAATTCAGGCCTCTCCATAGAAGCACCGCTGTAACCGTCATCTCGGTAAATCCTCACAAGCTCCCATCCCTGAAGCTCACAGTATTTTTTAATTGCTTGCGCCTGAGCTTCAAGAGAGTAACCATGCTGGGTTTGTTCTTCCGTACTTACTCTAATGTAACCTACAGCCTTAGTCACAAGGGGACACCTTCTTCCACGGGTTGCATTTTTGCCTTCTTTTGCAATAGATTGAGCATAGCGAGTATCGCACCGTAAATGGCGACATCTTCACGTTCTATAAACCATTGGTCACCAACCGGAGTTTTCTGTTTGAAACCCGGCAGTTTCTTGTCTCGAAGGAGGTTTGCAACCGCAATAGGTGATATTCCGAGAATCTCAGCGGCTTCCTTAACTGTAAGTAGGTTATTCACAAATATCACCTCCTATGGTATAATTATATAATATGCCCCAGCAACTTAAAAGAGGGCTATTTGGATTTTTATGGTAATTTCTACTAAATAGTTATTTTTCTTTATAGGAAGGGATTAGCGTGCTAAAAGGTATTGATGAATTTCTGGCTCAAATTGATGAAGATAAGCTTAGTAAGCGTGCCAAGCTTGTTTTTGAGCACATTAAGATGAATGGTCAGATAACAACTGAAGAAATTAGAGAAATGGGTTATGAACATCCTCCTCGTGCTGCTCGAGATTTACGCGAAGCCGGTATTCCGATAAAAACAATAAGGGTTACGTCACCCTCGTCCGGTAAGCGCATTGGTGCGTATACATTTGATACCTCTTTAGGAATTGATGGTAAAAAAGATGGTCGACGCGCATTGTCAAAGAGATTTCGCAAAAAAGTAATAGACCACTATCACTCAAGATGCGCCATCTGTGGAGTTCAATATGAAGATAGGTATCTACAAATCGACCATCGTACTCCTTATGAGATTCAAGGCGATAGCAACCAGCCATTAGAGAGCGAATTTATGCCATTGTGTGCTTCCTGTAATAGGAGAAAGAGCTGGTCTTGCGAGCACTGTGAGAACTGGCTAAACATAAAGAAACCAGAACTTTGTCAGAAGTGTTACTGGAGTTCGCCACAAAACTATGAACACATAGCACTTAAACCCATACGCCAAGTAGTAATAACGTGGTTAGACGAAGAGGTTGAGCTATATAAGAAATTAGAAAAAATGTCGGAGCTAAAGAAATTACCTCTTCCAGATTTAATCAAAGGTTTACTCGCTAGGGCTGTAAATCGGACATAGATAATTGCTCAAGCGAGTGTTCGTCTCCCACAATAATTTTTTCTACGAGGGCTGGTGACAAGTAAAGAGATTCTACGGTAAGTTCTTTTCTACCAAGCAATGTGGCTTGACTCGAGCGACCTGCAGGCAGCAGAATTCTTTTTAGCCTAAGATGTCCTGGTAGTTCTTGACCATAAGTGCGTCTACCGCAGGCTCCATCGAAGCTAACAAGATATTGAATGTTTCTCTCGTTAAGTAATTGTAGCTCTTTTATAAACGCATCTAAATCCAATTGCTGTGCATACCGTGGATTCCCAATGCTACTTACGCCTTGATACGGAGGGTCCATATATACTAAATCATCGGGTTCCGCTAAACGCAAGACTTCCCGGTAATCAGCTGCCAATGTAATGGTTCGACCTGATAATAAGCGATGTGCGTTAAATATCTCTTGCCTCATTTTTTCGGGCCTCATACCTAACCGTCTATTATCAGGAGACTGGTTAAACTGGCCTTCAGAATTAAAGCGAACCGCATTTTTTGCACATCTGACAATAAGATAAAGTAGTTTAACGGGATGATGGCTTGTATTAAACTCATCTCTAATACGAAAATATGTATTTTTAGGGTCATCTAATTGTGAATACCAAAGTTGCTCATATTCTGCTGCAAGTTGTTCGGGGTTTTCAAGAATTAACTTCCAAATTTCCATTAATGGTTTTAAGCAGTCGGCAATAATGAACTGCGATGCCTTATTTGTCATTGCTGCAGCAAGTGAAATTGCAGCAGAGCCAGCAAATGGCTCAATTAGTCTACCAGAAATATGAGGAGGAGCGTAGGAAAGAATCTTAAACGCTAGCCCTCTCTTGCTACCTTGATAAGGAATAGGACATGGAATTCGATACATTTTGTTTTCTTTCTTCCTCTCTTTCTGTATTTCAATCCTTAATGTCGCCATCTAGCAATCTGGCAAACTGTCAAGCAGCTGTTTAATAGAGCTGCTCTTTTTACTTTCTGAGGTAAGGTAAGTTAATCTAATCTAATCTATAACACCTATCGTCCCAAAATACGTCTCCACACCCTTCCAATCGGGAGGAGCAGCTACACCCTTTGGATATTGAATAGGATAATTTAATACCCAATAGTCGATGTCATGCAACACCTGATGAGCATACCACAGACTTTTGATGTCGTGGTTCTTCACGGCTTCGTCTATCAGTTCTTGAGCTTTAGTAATATCGTCAGCGAAGGCTGTTTTACCAGCGAAAGTGGTTTTAACTTCTTCAAGTTGTTGGATATACCATTTACCGTCCTTTTCGTTATACACCTTTTCGGTGTAATCGGGGATTTCGATTGTGCCGGTTTTCTCCCAGAAGACCCAACCCGGACTGTTAGGGTCGCTGTACTTTTTAATCCAGTTTTCTGCTTCATAAACAAAACCGGACTCGAAAGACATATGTAGTTCGTGAACGGTCTTTTTTGCTTTTTCTAGGTCTTCCTTTTTAACGTCCTTAAACAGTTCAGCTTGAACTTTTTCCACCACATTTTTATCGGGTAGGGGAACATCTGACATATGGAGGTTTTCTTTGCTGATAACAATATCCGGCGTATCCGCAGACGCAGCTTCTTGAGCAGCGGAAGTATTTTCAGAAGCTGTTTTATCTACTTCCTGTACTTGGTTATTCTTTGCTGGTTGTGTTACCACTTGAGGCTTTGAAAAAATTAAATATCCGCCGACAGCGGCAACAACTATTACCACTGGTATAACAATCTTATACCAACTCTTCATCACTAGTTTCCTCCATTTCAATCTCGCCGCTTGGAAGCAGGTCTATCTCTCTAAGGTACTTTATTGCAGCCCACCGGACAAGGGCGGCTAGGCTGCGGTCTGTCATCAACGCTGCTTTCTTAACGGCCTCGTATTCTTCTTCGGTTAAAGTAACACTTACTAATTTAGTGCGTGGTTCCGATTTCCGAGGAGCCATACAAACCACCTCAATCAACTTGATGTATTCTGATAGAAATTATATCAAAGTCTATCACGAAAGTCAACTACGGAAAGTAAATCGAGGTGGCTTGGGCTACTTGTAGATAAAGCTGATACTTTAATGTACCAGAATTCTTCCAACGGTTGTAGTGACAGACGTAATCGCTGCCGTAAGTAGCCATCGCTTTTGTAGAGGCTCGTTTAGTTGAAGGGTTAACGAAACCCATCCGGCAGCGAGAAAGCTCTCTATCGTAGAGAGGGCAAGTCTTACAGGTACGCACTTTTGGCATGGAATCACCTCCCAAGAAAGTTTGTAATTAGCACCGGAGTATAAAAAGTATTGACGAAGGAAGTCCCGTAGGGCATAGAGTCGTATAATTGGTTTGCAAGAGAGAAAAACCAGAAGGCGCCACGTTTTCCTTACGCAGCGCCTTCCTTCTTGGCTTTTTCCAGTTCAGGCTCAGTTTCTTTCTTCTCAGCTTTGCGTTTGAGGTAGTATCGCTGGATTTCCTGCTCTACTTCGGCAATCTTTTTTGAGTACCAATCAACTCGTAATCGTTGCTCTAGCATCTTTAGTTCTGCCATTTCGTCACCAGCTTCAAACTTCTCACGGTAGACTTCCTCCTGCTTGATGGCGTACTGGAGGTTAGCACGGAAAGCATCTCTTTTCGACCGCAACGCTTGTAGTTCCGGCGGAGTGTTTCCTGCTGGGATTACTAAAGACTGCTTGGGTTCAACTGGCTCGCTCTTGGTTCTCGCTGCCACAGTTAATCACCTCCCTTCGTTACGTAGGAGTTGCTTCAGTCGGTTGAGGACACTGCCTACGTCCTTACTGGAGTGCAGAAGCTGGCTGTGAATGCAGGAAAGGTCATAAACGAGAGAAGCTGGAGCCTCTTTCACGAGCATCTCCAGCTTCTTCGCAGCTACCATAGAGCAGGTGTCTGTAGATAGCGTTTGTTGGTGTTCCAGACATCGAATGATGTCTCGCATTTTTTTGAGCGCTTCTCGTTTGGTCATAGCAACTATCTCCTTTCTAAATGGAAATAATTACCATTTTGTATGATATAATTATAATGTACTTTCTTAGTTTTTTAAAGATGGGCCAGAAAAATTTGTTAATTTTTGTCGAAAAGTTTTCAGACAAACAGGTCTAAATTTTGATATGCCTTTAATACTCGCTGTCGATAAAGTATATGCAAAAATTAGAAATGAGCGCTATCGTTACATTGCAGCGCAGCAAACACTCTTTCCTGAGGAAGTAAACCAATATGATCCGGATCTAGTAAAGGAGCTTCTCAATAATTGCATAGCTCATTCGGATTATCGTATAAGAGGGAAGATAAATGTTGGAGAGTTCGAAGATAGGCTTGTTTTTATCAATGAAGGTTCTTTCATTCCTGGTTCAATCGAGAAGGCTTTGCAGCCAGGATATAAACCTCCATATTATAGAAACGCTTTTTTAAGCCGAGCCATGGCAAATTTATATATGATTGATGCAAACTCAATGGGTATTCCCATGATATATCAAATACAACGAAAAAAATGTTTTCCTTTGCCAACGTATGATCTAGAAACACCAAATCGAGTTATTGTTACGGTTTATGGTAAAATACTCGACAAAAACTATACACAGCTTTTACATGCCAACGTGGATCTTAATCTACAGACAGTTTTTTTACTTGATCAAGTACAGAAAGGTAAACGGATCTCAAAAGAGAACTATTTAGCCTTAAAAAAAGAAGGATTGGTTGAAGGAAGATATCCCAATATTTATGTTTCCTTTAAAATTGCTGATGCTGTTGGTCAGAAGACGAAATATATAAGCAATCGAGGACTAGATGAAATAATCTGTAGAAAGCTAATTGAAACCACACTAAAAACTCAACCATCAACTATGAGAGAACTATTGGATGTGCTTGATAGAGGTGCTTTATCAGCAGTGCTGAGTGATAAGCAAAAAGAAAAGAAGGTATCAAATTACTTCAAAAAATGAAAGCAGAAGGAATCATATATCCAGCAGGATCGAGAAGGTATGCAAAATGGTATCTCAAGCAGTAGATTCAAGCTACGTTTTGCTACGTTGTTTTGTGCAATAATTCTACCACATAAGTCGGTCCGTAAAGGTGTAACCCTTTGCGGGCTTTTTCAATGCGGCCGCAGTGCACATCACATCCCTTGCCCGGTAACCTTGCGCACGCTGCCGCCGCCGAACCGAAAGGAGAGGCGAAACGTGATTCAAATCATCAGGGGCGACGCCCTGCAGGAAATCAGAAAGTTCCCCAACGGGTTCTTCGGAGGCATCATCACCGACCCGCCATACAGCTCCGGCGGGGCCGGTTCAGCAGTTCTGCAGTCCACTGCCGTCAAGTACACCGCCACAAAAGGAAAATGTCCATATCCCGACTTCGAGGGAGACAACAAGGACCAGCGCAGCTGGACCAGCTGGATGGCGGAATGGATGGGTGTCGCACGGGAGAAGTGCAAAATAGGCGCGCCCATCGTGTTGTTCATCGACTGGCGCCAGCTCCCCAGTTTGACGGATGCGCTCCAGTGGGCGGGCTGGGTCTGGCGCGGCGTGGCCGTGTGGGACAAGCTCAACAGCCGGCCGCAGAAAGGTCGTTTCAGACAGCAGGCCGAGTTCATCGTCTGGGGCAGCAATGGCCCCATGCCGGTAGACAGAAAAGCGCCGGTGCTCCCCGGCGTGTTCGGCTGCGCCATGCCCACTGCCGGTCAGAGGGTGCATCAAACACAAAAGCCTCTGGAGCTCATGCGCCAGCTGGTGCGTATCTGTGAGCCGGGAAGCCATATCCTTGATCCCTTTGCGGGCAGCGGCACGACGTTGGAAGCGGCGCGCCTGGAAGGGTACGACGCGACGGGAATCGAACTGAGCGAAGCATACGGCGCTATTTGCATAGAGCGCCTGCAATCGGTGTAGAGTGAACGAAATTATGCACGAGGTGGTGAGGATTGGCAAGGCCCAGAAACCCGAACAGGGACAAAGCCAGGGAGTTATGGCAGGCAGATCCCGCCCGGACTTTGGCATCCATCGCAGCGGAGCTGGGCCTGCCGGAAAGCCGCATCCGCAAGTGGAAGTGCGAGGACAAATGGGAGCAGCCCGATAAAGGAGCGTTCCGAAACGCGAAAAAGGAGCGCTCCGTTTCGAAAAGCATGGACGCAAAGCTCGTTGCCATGGTGGAGGAGAACGAGGATCTCACCGACAGGCAGCGGGCTTTTTGCTTGAACTACATAAAATCTTTCAACGCGACGCGATCGTATCAAAAGGCTTACGGGTGCAGCTATGAAGTGGCAAATGCGGAAGGGCCAAAGCTCCTAGTTAATCCTCGTGTTCGCGATGAGATCAAACGCCTGAAAAAAGCGCGGAATGAAGCCATGCTTATGGACGCCGAAGACATCGTGGCGCTGCACTGGCGGATCGCGTTCGCCAGTTTGGATGATTTCGTCGAGTGGGGCAGAACCGAGGAGCCGGTTTTGTCGGCGTTCGGGCCAGTTGAGGTCAAGAACCCTGAAACGGGAGAGATGGAGCCGCTCATGCGCGAGGTCAATGATGTGCGCTTTCGGGAATCGTCCGAAGTGGACGGCCAGATCGTTCAGGAGGTTAAGCTCGGCAGGGACGGAGCGAGCATCAAGCTGGCAGATCGGCAAAGGTCGCTGGCGTTTTTGGAGCGTTACTTCGAGCTGAACCCCATGGACAAGCACAAAAAGGCCTTCGACCTGGCGAAGCTGGAACTGGAACGCAAGAGATCCGCCGCGGAAGCGGACGACGGAGATCTCAGCCGGCTGCTTGAGGCGGTGAAGAGCGTTGAATGATGTGTTCTCCGCAAAGCAAGCCGAGCTGGTCTCGATTCTGAAGCACGGCAAACTGCGAAGGATCAACCTTCTGGAAGGCTCTGTGCGTTCGGGAAAGACGTGGATTTCGCTATTGGTGTGGGCGCTCTGGGTGGGCACAATGCCCGCCGACGCCAGTTACCTGATGGTCGCCAAGACCCTTACATCACTTCGCCGTAACTGCCTCGATCTGCTTCAAAGCCTGGTCGGGACGAAGAACTTCAAGTACAACCTCAACAAAAAAGAGGGCCGCCTGTTCGGGCGGCTTGTTTATTTGGAAGGCGTGAACGACGCCAGGGCGGAGAGCAAAATCCGCGGCATGACGCTGCAAGGTGCTTATTGCGACGAGCTTACGCTGTTCTCCGAGGACTTTTTCTCCATGCTGCTGTCCCGCCTTTCGCTTCCCGGCGCGAAGCTGTTCGCCACCACCAACCCGGACAATCCCCAGCACTGGCTGATGGAGAAGTACATCAAGCGCAGTGACGAGCTGGATATGCTGGTGCAGCGGTACACCATCGACGACAACCCGTTCTTGGATCCGGCCTATGTCGCTAGCCTCAAGAAGGAGTACACCGGCGTGTTCTATGACCGGTTTATCCGCGGCCTGTGGTGCGTGGCGGAAGGACTGATCTTCGACATGTACGATGACAGCAGCCCGGCCCAGGTCAAAGCAGACCCCGGGCCGTTTGCCTGGTATTTCGCCGCTTGCGACTACGGCACCCAGAACCCCTGCACCTTCGGGCTGTACGGCGTTCGTGGTGACGGCAGCAGCCGGACGATGCATCTGATTCGCGAGTACTACTACGACGGCAGGAAGGCTCAGCGCCAGAAGACGGACGGCGAGTATGCGCAGGATTTCAAGACGTTCATCGGCGAGACGTCCATCCGCTGCGTCGTGGTGGACCCGTCGGCAGCGTCTTTCATCGCTCAGCTCAGAAAGGACGGCTGGACGGTGCGTCCCGCGAAAAACGACGTTCTGGACGGTATCCGGCTGATGGCGCAAATGATTGCCGCGGGACGGTTCACCATTGACCCAGGCTGTCAGTACACCAGACAGGAGAGGCTGACCTACGCATGGGATCCGAAGGCGACAGAACGCGGGGAAGACAAGCCGCTGAAAGAGAACGACCACACCTGTGACCGCGACAGATACGCCTGTCAATACGCCTTCGGCCGTCAGGCTATCAGCTTTGATTGAGAAGGAGAAGACCATGACCCAAACGGAACTGATCAACGCAATCATCGGGGCGAACGCGCCTTTATCCATTGCGGAGATCGTGAAGATGGAGCTGGAAGCGTGGCGCCGTTCCCCAAGGCGAACCGCCATGCTCGACGGCCAGCGCTACTACGAGGCAGAAAACGACATCCTGACCAGAAAGCGCAAGGCCATCGGAAAAGACGGGCGCTTGATGGAAGTTGACAACGTCGCCAATAACCGCATCGCTCACGCCTTCATGCAGGAATTGGTTGACCAAAAGACTCAGTACCTGCTGGGGAAGGCGTTCTCCATCAAGAGCGACAACGACGCTTTTGTGAAGGCGATTTATGAAGTCCTGGGTGACGACGAATCCCTCCGCCACCTGCTCAAGCGCGCTGCCAAAGATGCCATCAACAAGGGCATCGCATGGCTGCACGTCTATTACGATACCGCAGGCGCATTCAAGGTGAAGCGCATGGATCCGGAGGAGATGATCCCTCTCTGGGCGGACAACGAGCACACCGTCCTGAACGGCATGATTCGCGTTTACCCCGTGGAAGTTTGGGAGGCGAAGACCCGTAAAATCATCCACAAGGTGGAGCTGTGGACGGATGACGGCGTGCAGCGCTGGGTGGAAAAAGACGGTGCATTGACGGAAGACCCCGACCTTCCTTCCGGCGCGCACATGACAACCGGGGACGGCAAACCCTTCAACTGGCAGAAGCTGCCCTTTGTGGCGCTAAAGTACAACGACGAGGAACGCCCCTTGCTCCACAAGGTCAAAACGCTGGTGGACGAGTACGATCGCACCGTCAGCGACGACGCTAACATGCTGGAGGACCAGCCCAACAAGGTGTTCGTACTTACGAACTATGACGGCGCCGATCTGGGCGAGTTTCGGCGCAACATGGCGCTGTACCGGGCCGTCAAGGTGACAGACAACGGCGGCGTGGACACGCTGGACACCACGCCGGACGTCACGGCAAGCAACCAGCACCTTGAGCGCATCCGAAGGGACATTTACGCCTTCGGCCGCGGTGTGGATACCCGAAACGAACGCCTGACGGGAGCCACCAGCGGCCAGGCGCTGAAGTTCGAATACGCCCAGCTGGACCTTGACTGCAACGGGCTGGAGACCAATCTCCAGGTGGCGTTTCAGGAGCTGCTCTGGTTTGTAAAGGCGCACCTTGCCAACACCGGAAAGGGCAGCTTTGAGAACGCCACCGCCCAGATCATCTGCAACAGAGATATCATCATTAACGAGGAGAGCGCCATCTCCATGTGTGCCAACAGCATGGGCATTCTCTCCGAAGAGACGGTGCTCGCCAATCACCCGTGGGTGGACGATCCCCAGGAGGAGCTGAAACGGCTCAAGGCGCAGAAGAAGGAAGCCGTGAAGCAGTTTGGCGCCGCCTATGGCGATCAGGACGATGGTGACGAAGAATGAGATCCGCCGCGTACTGGGAAAAGCGTGCCATCGCCGTGATGGACGCAGGCATGGCCAGCGCGGACAAGGTGCTGAAAGGGCTTCAGAAGGCGTACGACCGCGCAGAACGGCAGGTGCTTGGGCAGATCGAAAGCCTCTACGCCCGCTACGCCGGCAAGTACGGCCTGACCTTCGAGCAGGCCATCAAGTCCATCGCCGAAAGCGAGTACAAAGAGTGGCGCATGACCGTGGCGGAGTACGTGGAGCGCATCATGGCCACGGGAGACCAGGAACTTCTTCGGGAGTTCGATACGCTGTCCACCCGCTCCCGTGTCACGAGGCTGGAACAGGTGGAAGCAGCCATCAAGGTGAATGTCGCAGAGTTGCGCACTAAACAAGAACAGATGGTGACCGAGCTCCTGCACAGCACCTATGAGAAGAGCTATTACCGCACTGCATACAACATCCAGAAGGCACTGGGTTTCGGCAAGACGCTGGAGCTTCTGAACCCTATGGACGTTGCCAACGCCTGCGCCTACCCGTGGTCCGGCGCGTCTTTTTCGGAGCGCATCTGGACGAACACGGATGCTTTGGCGAGGGAGCTAAAGGAGACCATCACCGTCGGCCTGATCCGCGGCACAAGCATTGACGAGATGACGCGCAACCTGCGGGACAAAATGGGAGTCAGCTTCTCCGCCGCGGAGCGCATCATCCGCACCGAAACCGCCCGCGTTGTGGAGGACGCAGAACTGCAGAGCTACAAGGACTGCGGCATCGACCGGTACGAGATACTCGTTCAGCTGGACGAGCGCACCTGCAAAACCTGTGGCCCCAAAGACGGGCAGCAGCACGCCGTGAAGGACGCCCAAATGGGCGAGAACTACCCGCCGTTCCATCCCCGCTGCCGGTGCACCACCGTGGCGGTGTTCGACGACCTTGTCACCGAGGGCAGCATGCGCGCTGCGAAGGAAGGAAAGGGCGGCTACCGGCTGGTGCCGGCGGATATGACCTTAGAGGAATGGCGTGATCTCTTGTTGACAAATCACCATTCGGTGATAAGATAAAACTATCGGATATTGAGATCCCCCGAAACCTAGGCGCAGCAGCTTTCCGCGACACAGTGAAACTTCCGTCCGGAAAGCTTTCAAAGATAACAGAAGGCACAAAAATTACAAAGGTTGTTGTGTTTGCCGGCAAAGGCACAAAAAGGCCTGTTGAAGTTGCTAAGTATCTTAGTCGTCAATACGGCGTTCCCGAAAGCGAATGGAGAAAAGTTCGAGGTGACGGGTATGTTGATGATGGCGACGAAAGCAGGCACGCCGAACTGCACTGGTTTGAAGCTGATGGCGTTGGGCGTGTGCAAATGAAAGTCAAAAGGTGGTTTGATGAAAGTTAAGTTCCTCGGTGAGAGCAACCCGTTAGCTCTTTTGAGCGGCAAGGTTTACGAAGTATTGTCGGTGGAAAAAGGATGGTACAGAATCGTAGACGAGACTGGAGAAGACTACTTGTATCCGTCAGAAGATTTCGAAATCGTAGAGGATTAACCGCCAAGCGCAAGCAAGGCGGTTTTTATATGCCCGAAAGGAGAATGCATGACCATTCAGATTCTTGGAAGCGAATGGACTGTTCTGTTCGAAACCGAAGAAGAGAACCCCAGGCTGACCGATTCAGATGGTTATAGCGACCCGACGAATCGGACGATATCCGTTAAAAAGAAGTATGCCGATGAGCTCATGAACCTTGCAGACATGGACGCGTACAAGCAAAAGGTGCTCCGGCACGAGATCGTTCACGCCTTCTTGTTCGAGAGCGGACTGACGGATATCGCACGAGACGAAACGGTGGTCGAGTGGATCGCCGTGCAGCTCAGCCGGCTGAACGCCGCCATGATGCAGGCTGGATGCGTTTAGTCAAATACCATCACGTTTCAAACGTCCTTCGGGGCGTTTTATTTTTGCCCTGCCGCGCCGGGTGAAGCGCGCGGACCGGAGTGCGGGCGGGTTACCCGTAAAAAACCTAATCGGGAGGAACGGAAGGAAATGAATCTCAAAGAACTGCTGGGCGAAGAGCTCTTTAACCAAGTCACCGCTGCGCTGAAAGGCAAAGGGGAAGGCGGAAAGGACGCGGAGCTTGCCATCGTCAATGACGGCAGCTACATTCCCAAAGCCAAGTTTGACGAGCTGAACGAGAAGTACAAGGCTGCCGACAAGCTGGCAAAGGACACCCAGAAAGCGCTGGACGACCTGAAGGCTGCCGGCGATCCAACGGAGCTGAAAACCCAGCTTGAAAAGGCGCAGCAGGACGCGAAGAAGCAGGCGGAGGAGTACAAGGCTGCCATGGCAGACCTTGAACTCACCTATGCTCTGCGCGCCGCCCTGACGGATGCCCACGATCCAGACATCGTGGCAGGGCTGGTGGACAAAAAGCAACTCAAGTTGCAAGACGGCAAGCTTTCAGGACTTGACGAGCAGCTGAAGGCGCTGAAGGAGCAGAAAGCGTTCCTGTTCAAGCAGCCCGAGAGCAATCAGCAGGCCACATTCAAGGGCATCAACCCCGCGGAAGGCAGCAAAACCGCCCAAACGAGTCCGGAGCTGAACACGGTGCTCCAGCTCATGGGGCTGCCCCAAACCTAACCAATCAAACGGAGGATTAAAACATGCCGATCAACACTTTGCAATACGCAACGATCTTCCAGCAGGCGCTGGACAAGCAGATGGTCGCTCTGGCGACTTCCGGCTGGATGGAAGCGAACGCCGGCCAGGTGAAGTACCACGGCGGCGCAGAAGTCAAGATTCCGAAACTGAGCCTGCAGGGCCTCGCGGACTATGACCGCGACGACGGCTTCGTGCAGGGCTCCGTGACCCTCGAGTACCAGACCTTTGTCATGACCCAGGACCGCGGCCGCACCTTCCAGCTGGACGCCATGGACGTAGACGAAACCGGCTTCGTGGCGAACGCCACCACCGTCATGTCCGAGTTCCAGCGCCTGCACGTCGTGCCGGAGGTAGACTCCTACCGCTACAGCAAGATTTACGCGCTGGCGAACACCGCGGGCAACGTCACCACCGGCTACACACCGGATGCGAAAGACATTCTGACCAGGCTCAAGGAGGATATCGCCACCGTAGAGGATATCGCCGGCGACCTTGCCGATCTCGTCATCACCATGTCCATCCCTGCCGCCAACGTGCTGGACCAGTGCGACCAAGTAAGAAGGGTGCTGGACGTGGCGGACTTCACCAAGGGCGGCGTGACCACGAAGGTCAAGGCGCTGGACGGTGTGCCCATCATCAAGGTGCCGTCCAATCGCATGAAGACTGCCTACGTCATCAAGGACGGCACCAGCACCGGTCAGGAAGCCGGCGGTTTCGCGCCCGCGGAAGGAGCGAAGCAGATTAACTGGATCATCTGCCGCAGGACCGCGCCCATCGCCATCTCCAAGACTGAGAAGGTGCGCATCTTCGAGCCCAACGTCAACCAGAAAGCGGACGCGTGGAAGCTGGACTACAGGAAGTACCACGACCTGTGGATTCCGGCGAACAGGCTCGCCGCCGTGCGCGTGAACATCGGCGCGTAAGGAGAGCACCATGGTGCGCTTGAGACTGGATAACGTGATTCGCTACGCGGAGAGTCCGGCGAAAATTCATGCGCTCAAAGCCCTGGGGTATGTAGAGGAGCCGGAGGACGCGCATGCTCCTTCTGCTGAGAAGAAGGACGCTGAAGGTTCGAAAGCCAAAGCGCTCAAGTCCGGATAAGGAGTGTACACCATGCTCGCCAAACTGAAGATCCTGCTGGGCATAGACGGGGACAGCGAAGACGCTGTCCTCGCGTTCTGCCTGGACTTTGCCACGCAGGCTGTGCTGGCCTACTGCAATCTGGACGAGTTGCCGTCTGCCCTTGAGTGGACGGTGACCGCCATGGCGGCGGACAAGTACCGCATGGAGGGCTACGGGAAGAAAGAGGCCCCTATGGGCGCAGTAGCGAGCCTGTCCCAGGGCGATGTGTCCGTCAGCTACAAAGACGCAGCCAGTCAGGATACCAGCGGTCTGCTGAAGAACTACACCACCATTTTGAACCGCTTCCGGAGGCTGGCATGGTGAACTTCGACCGCATGGCGAAAACCGTGGCGGAAACGCTGCATTCGGACAGCATCGCGCTGTACCGCCCAACTCAGACCACAGGGAAGTATGGCACATCGATTGCCGGCGAACCGGAGCTTCTGGGCGAGGTCCGCTGCAGCATCCAGCCCTATTCCTCGGAACTGGCGCAGAAGGAGTACGGCCTGACCGTGCAGGCGGAAAAGCGGGTGTTCACCCTGCCCACGGCCTGGGCGGCTCTGGGGAACCTCGCCAGGATTGGAGATGCGTGGTATCGCATCGAGGCGGTGCCGGACGACCGGAGCATGGCGGTTCTTCTGCTTGTGCGGAGGTGAAGCATGGCCATAGAGTTTCGCATCGATGCTTCCAGCCTGGAGGACGCGATTCGAGGTAACGTGGAGGAGTATCTTGACCGGGCTGCCCCCGCCCTCCAGTCCGCTGCCAAAGTCGTTCAGGCGGAAGCGAAGCGCCGCGCGCCGGTGGACAGCGGGCACCTTCGAAGTTCCATCAAGACTCGCTTGACCACGGACGGCAGCGACCTCGTCGCACAGGTCGGCACCAACGCCGAGTACGCCATTCACGTGGAGTATGGCCACCGCATCAAGGGCAGGGGAGACAGGATCATCGGGTATGTTCCGGGGCGCTACTTCCTCAAAGGCGCTCTGGACAGCCAACGGGTGAACGTGCTGCGCGTCATCTCACGCAGGATGGGAGGGAAGTAAATGCTGCTGGACATCAAAGAGGAGGTCTACGCCGCTCTCAAACGGGCATGCGAACGGGTTTACCCGTCCCTGCCGGAAGCGGACGCGGAGCTTCCCTGCGTCAGCTACTTTGAGTCCCGGAATGTGCCAGATGCTCATGCGGATGACGAGGAGTACTCCTCGCTGATCGAGTTCACCATCGACATCTGGGGCGACAGCTTTGAGCAGATCACCCCCGTCGCCCAGAGGGTGGACGAAGAACTCTCCGCCCTGGGCTTTGTTCGCACGCACTGCGCAGACATTCCGCCCGACCACAAAAACATGATGTACCAAATCGATTTAGGAGGTTAAAACATGGCAGGAACTACGAAGAAAGGCATCAAGGGCTTTTCCGGCTGCCGGATCTGGCCGGTGACGGTTAACTCCGCCACCACTTACACCGTGGGCACCAAGGTGGATTTACCGGCTGTTACCAAAGCCACCGTCAGCCGCAGCGTGGAGGACATTACACTCTACGCCGACGACGGTATCTACGATTCCGGTTCCGAGTTTCAGAACGAAACGCTGGAGATCGAGCTGCAGGAGCTGCCGCTGGAGCTCATGGCCAAGCTGGACGGCGCCGACTACGACTCCGAGACCGGCGTGTACAGCTGGGGCGCGAACTCCATCGCGCCGGAGCTCGCCCTCGGTTTCCGCTGCCTCATGAGGGACGGCAACTACCTCATGGTCCAGTACTACTCCGGCGTGGTGACCATGATCAAGATGGACCCTACCACCAGAGGCGACAACAGGGACGGCTCCCGTTACACCGTCACCTTCAAAGCAGGCAGCCGCATGGCGGACGGCAAGGTGACCCGCAAGAAGGAAAGCACCACAGCGGCTGACCTCACCTGGCTGGACACCCTGGACACCATCACCGCGGGGGAGGGTTAACCCCTCCCCATGGAGGAAACGACCATGGACTTCATGCGAAAATCCCTGCCCAGGACCGTGAAGGTTTGCGGGTACGAAATCAAGAAGATGCCCATGGGGGCATTTTTGAATGCCCTTGAGACGATTCAGACCGCCCCCACGAAGATTCTCAACGCCATCTGGCCGGGCAAAACTTTGGATCAGGTGCTTTCCGACCTGAAGAACCTCGACGAGCAGATGCTCGTCCGGCTGATCTCCGGCGCGCTCTCCACCGCCGCGCCCATGCTGCTGGAGATGCTTTCCGAGCTGTCCGGCATCCCCGAGGAAAAGCTCCGGGAAGACCCCAACATCGGCCCGGCGGGTATCGTCGAAATCATCAAAACCGTGTGGGAGGTCAACGACCTAAAAAACGTGGTCGCGGCGCTGGGCGATCTTTGGAGTCGCAAGGCGCCGCAGATGAAAAGTGGCTCCAGGGCCTGATTGCCGCGGGGCTGAAAATTGGCATTTCCAAGCGGGAGCTGCTGGAGGACTATTACCCCGACGAGCTGGCGCTGGTGTTCAGCGAGTATGCGAGGCTTTCAGCACCACCGGAAGAGCGGGTGGAAGAGGCCTACGGGGACGATTTGTGGTGAGGTGAGACTATGGATGAACATGTGGTAGAGAACCTGATTGTCGAACTGCGGATGCGCACCAGTGCGCTGGAGCAGGGCCTTGCCACAGCACGTGCCAGCCTGGAGTCCTTCGCAAACAGAGCAAAACAGCTCTCTTCCGAGGAAGCTGCCGCCGTCAAAGCTGCCGCTGAAGCCTCTTTGCAGGCTGCGAAGGAAGCCGCGGAACAGGCCGCAAGAGCGAAGGAAGAGGCTGCGGAACGGGCGCGCCTTGCCTGGCTGAAGGCGGAGCAGAGCAACAGCGAGGCGGACATTCAGGCCGCGCTGGAAGCAAAAAAGCTTGCGGACCAGGCTGCCCGTGAAGAAATCTCAGCCCTGAATCGCGTTGAGCAGGCGCACACAGAACTGCGGGACGCAGAAAAAGAAGCAGCCCGAGCTGCGGCACGGGAAGTGGAGACCGCCGCACAGGCAAAAGCAGAAGCGGAAAAGCGCGCCGCGGAAGAAGCGAAGCGCGCCGCGGAAATCGGGTACGCTGCCATGGCTGCTGCTGCAACTGTGGCTATGCGCGCTATCGTCTCCGCCGTCAGCTCCGCCATTGAAGCGTACAACGAATACGCCAGCGCTCTTATTGGCTTACGCTCCCTTGCTGAAGGAACCGGCCAGAGCATGGCGGAGTTGCAGGAAGCTGTGGAAAGCCTGACTGCGGACGGCCTCATGACCGCTGCGGATGCTGCTTCCGCACTGAAGAACCTGCTTGCAAGAGGTTTTTCCGCGGAAGAAGCCATCGACATGCTCGAACGCCTGAAGGATGCCGCGGCTTTCGGCAGGCAGGCGTCCCTCTCTTTGGGAGAAGCCGTCCGAAGCGCTGCCGAAGGTATCAAGAACGAAAACAGCATCCTGGTGGACAACGCCGGCGTGACGAAGAATGTCTCCGTTATGTGGAAAGAGTACGCCGCGTCCATCGGGAAAACCGTGGACAGTCTGACGCTTGCAGAAAAACGCCAGGCTGAGTACAACGGAATCATGGCTGAGACGAAGTACCAGGTGGGCGACGCGGCCAAGTATGCCGCCGAGTTCGCAGGTCAGCAGGCGGCGCTGGAAGCAGCGACCCTTCGGGTCAGCCAGGCGTTTGGCAGCGTCATGGCGGACGCGCTGACGCCGCTTTACGAAGCGCTGACGCCCATCGTCCAGGCAATCGCGGATTTCATTGAAAAGAACCCCGAACTCACCGCCGGCATCGTTGCCGCGACGGTGGCGATCGGGGGCATCACGGGCGCGATTTCGCTTTGGACTTATGTAACCCAAAGGCTTACGGAAGCAAACATCGCGCTTCAGACCTCTATGGGCTGGATCGGCGTGGTCGGACTGGCACTTGGCGCACTTGTCGGGATCGGCGTAGCAGCAAGCAACGCCGCCAAAGAAGCGAAAAACGCTTCCCAGAACCTCAAAGAACTGCAGGAATCCGCGCGCGGCCTGACACAGGACGCCAAAGACGCTGCGGAAGCCATGAGAGCGCTGGAAGGCGGCGCTGCTTCCACGGACGAGCTCGCCGCGGCGAAGAACCGGTTGGCAGAGATCTTCCCGGAACTGGTCATTGGGTATGACGCAGAAGGCAACGCCATTCTGGCGGGTAACGAGCTGATTAGGGAACGCATTCGGCTGCTTCAGGAGCAGGCGAAACTGGAACAACAGGCCGCCCGGGATGCTGCCATCGCTGCAGAAGAGGCTGCGAAGCAGAAGCAGGCGGAGGTGGAGCGAAAGCTCAGAGAACTGGATGAGAAGAAAGCCGAGTATGAACGGAAATTGGCCGCGGGCGACACGAGGGAATATTTCGGCATGGGCTCGTCCATCGATAAGGCCAGAGAGTACCAGGAGTGGCTGAACAGTTACGAGGAACGCCGGCTCGAACTGCTCAAAGAGCAAAACGACGCCCAGATCCAAATCCAGGCAGCCGCCATGGCCAGATACCAGACGGAAATCGCAGCCCTTGGCGAGCTGTCCGAGGCCCAGCAACTGATCATCGAGCAGGAGGTCGAGCGAGCGCTTCAGGAAGGGCTGACGGCGGAACGGTTCGCGGAAAACATCCAGGCGGCCATCAATGACACCCAACGACTGGCTAGCGCCCAGGCGGAACTCGCGGCGAAGAACATGGAAGCCGCGTCCTCCGTCAAAGAGCTGGCCAGCGCAGAAGAAGCCCTGACTGCTGCCCGGGAGGCCGGTGCAAAGCTCCAGACCGCCAAGCAGATGCAGGAGTACGTCAAGGTCGTCAGGCAGGGTAAAACCAGCACGGAGGAGTACAAGAACGCCGTCGCGAAGCTCAAAGAGCAGTATGGTGACCTTTATCCCAACGTGGAGGACAACATCGACGCCATTGGGAGGCTCGCGGATGCAGATGCCGCCATGGCGGAGCAGTCGGTGCAGAACACCAGAACGGCCATCAACAACCTGTATCAGGCCACTCTGGCGCTCTGGAAGGTGCAGGAGGCCGGTTCTGCTGCCAGGCAGGAGTTGGCCAGGGTGCTTCAGCAGCTGGCAGACCTCGACGCTTCGCTGAAGCTGAACCTGAATGTCAAGGCGCCCTCCGGCGGTGGGAGCAGCAGAAGCGGCGGGGGGTCCCGAAAGAGAACCTGGTGGGAGAAGGAACTGGAGGAGCTGGAGCATCTCGCCAACATGGGCGAGGATGTTGCGAACCGCCAGATTGAAGCTTACGAGCGCATTCTCAAAACCGCGAAACTCACTACTGAACAGCGGCGAGACCTTGAGGAAAAGCTCTACAACGCACAGAAAGAGCTTATTCAGAAGCAGTTGGATGCCCGGTTGGAACTCTATTCGTCCATCGTCGCCATGGATGAGGAAGAGGTGCGAAATCGCATCTCCGTCCTCAAGGATATCCTCAATAGGGAAGACCTGACCGTCAGAGAGCGGGCGAAGTATGAAGAAGAGCTGAACCAGTACAGGCTGGCCAGCGACGGAGATTACCTTGAGGATTACATCAAGAACCTTGAGGAGCAGCTGAAAAACGACCGGCTCTCCGCCAATCAGCGGCAGCAGGTGTGGGAAGCGTATACCGACGCCAGATTGGCACAGATCGCGCGCATCAAAGACGCCGAAGCGGAAGCCCGGGAGTATGTGGACGAGCTGGTCAGCCAGATTGCCACGGTGCTCAAAGGCCGCTACGAAGCCCAAAGAAACTTCGCACTCGACGCGCTAAACGCGCAGAAACAGGCAGCCAAGGACGCGGCAGACGCCCAGATCAAGGCCATAGAGTCCGTCAGGGACGCGCAGGTAAAGGCGATTGACGACCAGATCGCAGCGCTGGATGAGCTCCTGAAGGCGAGAAAACAGCAGAAGGAAGACGAGAACGACGAGGACCAGCTCAACCGCCTGAAAGCGGCTCTGGAGTATGAGAAGGACGCCTACAACCGCGCTGCGCTTGCCAAGCAGATCGCCGACAAGGAAGCGGAGATTTCCGAAAAGAAATGGGAACGGGACATCGAGGCCCAGAAGGATGCCCTGAAGAAGGAAAAAGACCTCATCAAAGAACAGGCCGCCCGGCAGATTGAAGCAATCAAAGAGTCCTCCGAACGGATGCAGAAGTACTACGCCGACCAGATTGCCGCGACCCAGAAGCACTATGCAACCCTTCTGGACGCCCGCAATCTCATGAAAGAGGCCATGAAGCTGCTGGCGTCGCAGGAGCAGGACGAGATACTGAACATCCTCAAAGAATACCAGACGGAGTATGCAGACGTTGGCGATTTGCTCGGCGGGGAGCTTCTGAAAGCTTTTCAGGGCAAGTTCGACGAGATCAAACGGGCGGCCGAAGCAATGGTGAACGAGGTGAAGGCGAAAATGTCGGAAGCTTTGGGATTCGTCCAGCCGGAAGGCGACTTCGGGTACCTGTCGGGGAGCATATCCAGCCGCGCTGCAGGGAACGTGACGGTGATCGCCAGCGCGGAACAGGGCACGAAGATGCCGTATGAGGTCTACGTGGACGGCAGGAAAGTCCAGAGCGGCATCGTGAAGGCGGCGGGAGGTTGACTATGTTGAGCAGAAGCGTGCGGCTGACCGCCGCATCCGGAGACTCGATCCTTTTCAGCACCGAAAAATGCGGTGCTTTTATTTTCGAGTCCATTCGCTCTACAGGTACCCCTGCCGTCACCATCTTCACGACGCAAGCGCCTGGTATGCACGGCGCGTACCGGGAAGAAGCCCTGCTGGAGCCGAGGGAGATGACGCTGTCTGTCTATGTCAGCGGCGATTCCGGCTTAACCGGCGACGCCTGCCGGCAGTCCATGGACAAGAATCTCCTGCGCCTGAACCGCCTTGTGGGGCAGGTGCAGAAGGACCTGACCATCACCTACAACACCACCTATGGCTCATACGTCGCCTATGGAACCGTTTCCGCTCAAATGGAGCAGGGCGCGCGAAAGGTGCTCCGGGGCAGGCATTACACGCCGGTGACCCTGACCATCTTCTGCGCGCGCCCGCTGTGGTATGCTCCTGAGTGGAGCACGGCTGATCTCCGCTACAATTCCCGTGGCATCAAGTTCCCCTTCTGTCTGTCCACAAGTTTCGGCGTTGGCGGGTATCGGCGGACCATCCAGAACAGCAGCGCCGCGGCACTGCCCTTGCAGATCGACATCATAGGCCCCGCGGCAATGCCCACCATCTCGAACACCACGACGGGAGCAGCCATGAAGCTCTCCCGTCCGCTGCTGGCAGGGGAGCGGCTGTTCATTGATACCGACCCGGACAACATCAGCGTGGTGTATCAGGACATCTACGGCAACCGCATCAGCGCCGTGGGGTATCTTACGGACGATTCAGACTTTATCCAGCTCGCTCCGGGCAGCAACACGCTGGTGTTCGAGTCCGGTGACGATCTGCAGAACGCCACGGTGGTGCTGCGGTGGCGGCAGGCGTTCACGGGGGTGTGAGTATGAACCTTTGGGTGTTCAACAGGGATTGTGAGCCTCTGGGCATCATCCCGGACGCGGAAAGCGTCATCTTCAAGCGCTCGTTGTGCGGGCTGGGGGACTTGCAGATCGTCATGTCCGCCCAACGGGAAAACGCTGGTTTGCTGCAGCCCGGGCGCATCGTCCGCATTGACGGCAGGCCGGAGATGGCGGGCATCCTGACGGGTAGGAGCATCTCCACCGAGCGGGGGCGTTCGGAACTGAAGGTGACCGGCGCACAGCTCAAGCGCATTCTGAAAAAGCGGGTGATCGTACCGCCCACGGTAGACGAGGACCCTACAGCCTACGGGTACGACCGCATTGCCACCTCCCCCGGGGAAGCGGTGCTAAGGCACTACGTTACAAGGCACGCCATCTCTCCATCAGATGAGAACCGCATCATTCCTAGGCTTATCCTTGAGGATGCACACTACCCCATGCTCGGCACGGACACGCCCTGGCAGGCGCGCTGGAGCGTGCTGACAGACGAGCTCGAAGACATCTGCGAGTGGTGCGGCATCGGGTACAACGTGGACCTCGACGCTGTGAACAAGCGGTTCATCTTCCGCACCCTTTCCGGCAGAGATTTGACGGGCAGGGACGGGGGAATCACGAGAGTGACCTTCTCCGCAGGCTTCCGCAACGTCACCAACATCCAGTATGAAGAGGACTATGCCGCCTGCTCAAACAGCATCTACGCCCTGGGCGCAGGCGAGGACGAGAATCAGGTGGTGCGGCTCCTCTACGCCGACGACGAGGGGAGCAAACTGGAGGACATCCAGACGGGTTGGGACCGGAGCGAAACCACCATCTCGGTGGGTAGCCTCTCCCTGCCGGACGAAATCGACTTCGAAGCCTACCATTACCTGAAAACCAACGTAAGAAAAGTGCAGGCCCTGACGGCGACCATTAACCGTCACGGGCCTTTCGCATACCGCAGGGATTGGGATTTGGGGGATATCGTGACAGTCAAGCTGACCCTGCCCGCCCTGGGCGAGACGGTGACCATGCACGCGCCCATCACGGCAATCACCGAGGTTTACGAGCGGGACGGGCAGAACCCCCGTCTGGACGTGACCTTCGGCTCCGCGTGGCCCACCCTGTCTCGAACCATTGACAGAAGGATAAGGAGGATCTGATGGCGCTCAACATCAAGCAATACTTCTTTGACAGTATCGAGCCCAACGGCACCGACCCGGGGGACGAGCGCATTTACCCCGCGGACGAGTTCGTCAGCGGTGCTATGGAGTCCATCCTGACGAACGGCATCTACGATCTGGGCGATAACTGCAAAATCGTCCCGACTGAGTTCGCCTACACCGTGGCCATGCAGCCCGGCAAGGCAGTCATTAACGGGTACATCATGGACGCGCTGCCCGCCGCTGGTGACGCGGACGTCCGCCATCTGATTCAGCTGGAGCCGCCTTCGGGAACGGTGCGGTGCGACCGCATTGTGGTGCGGCTGAACGTGGACTTCACCCTGACGGGGCGGTACATCAGGCCAGTGGTCATTAAGGGCACGGAAGGAAGCCTCGACCCGCCCGAACTGGTGCGGGATGGCGAAATCTACGACCTCTCTTTGGCAACCGTCATCCTCCGCCAGAGCGCGAGCGTCATTCCAGAGGAAGACATCACGGATACCCGTTACGATGCCGACCTCTGCGGCGTGGTGGACTTCCGCCCGCGACCGGACCTCTCCGGACTCATCCAGCATCTTTACAACAAGTGGACCTCAGAGTACCAGCAGGCTCTGGAAGCCGCCATGGCAGGGTTCGAAACTATTGAGGATGTTCCGGGCATTCTGCCCGTCGCCAAAGGCGGTACAGGCGCGACGACTGCGGCAGGCGCAAGGGATGCTCTCGGGGCTGCGGCGAAGACCGTCACCCTTGCCGTCACGCTGCCTGCTTCCGGCTGGTCGGGCGGCGGACCGTATACCATTACGCTGCCGGCTTTGGGCGTTCTGCCCCATCCCCAGACGGTGCTGGTTTCCCCTGCGCCGGAGGATTACGCGGCGTATGCCGCCTGCGGCGCAAGATGTATCGGTCAGTATACAGACGAACTGACCTTTGAGGCGGAGGAGCTGCCCGAATCTCCAATCACCGTCAACGTGGCGATTCTGGGATGACACGTTTCGCCGCCTGAACCGGATTAAGGTAACGGCAGACAAACCAGTCAGGAGGAACACAGGATGATTTTCAACATGGTCGGACCAATGGGCAAAAAGCCTTACCTGCCCCTGTTCACTGGCAAAGCAAAGGTTACATTTCTGGGCGATGGCAGCGCAGGATACATGGAGTTTTATACCTCTGGAACGCTGACATGGCTGAACGACAAAGTTCCCCCGTCCGTTGACCTGTTCTGCGTCGGCGGCGGTGCCGGCGGTGCAAACCCTACTAGTGCCTATGGAAATGCCATCTGCGGCGGTGGCGGATCAGGGTATACCAAAACAGTGCTGGATGCTTCTTTGCCTGCAAGCATCGAAATCCTGATTGGTGCTGGTGGGGCGGCTAACGCTGCAGGAGGTCAAACCTCAATCGGGGAGTTATGTGTTGCAAACGGCGGTACTCCTGCCAGCAGAACCGGCGGTAAAGGCGGTGATGGTGGTAGTGGTGGCGGCGATGGACATAGCAATATTGAGCTGTCATTCCCGGGAGGTAATGGCGGCACGAACGGTAGCGATGGTACTCGTTACGGTGGTACTGGCACTGGAAAAGGTCAGGGAACGCCCACGACCGACCTTTTAGGGCGTGTTCATGCAGGCGGTGGCGCTGGCTCTGGTTCGTCTAAACATACTACTGTTCCACAAGGCGGTACTTCCGATTTCATTGAGGGAAGCGGACAGGCTGGCTACAAAAACTCTGGCGGTGGCGGCTACGGTGGCGGTGGCGGCGGAAATTTCAGTCCGACAGGCGCTCCCGGTGCTGGCGGTCAGGGCTTTGCCATGATCGCCTGGGGCGACTACAGTTCCGCCATGGTCAATGAAGGAGGTTCGCATGAGAGCGGCAATCGTTGAAAACGGTGTTGTTGTGAACATCATCGTCGTTTCTGACTGGTACAACGGCAGCGCCATCCTTCTGGGTGAACTGCCGGTGGCCATCGGGGACACCTACGACGGAACGGACTTCTGGCGGGACGGGGAGAAAGTAATCGCCCCTCAGCCGGAAGGCAACGAAGAACTGGAGGAAGTCATCGACATCCTGACGGGAGAAGGGGAAGGAACATGAAAGTAAGAACCAAAGAAGAAGCCCGGGCATACCGGGCGAAGCTTAATAAACTGATCGGCGCCGCGGATGATTCTGCGGCGCTTTCCGCCATAGAGGTGTTCCCCGCTTGGCGGGCGGATGCAGCCTACTCTGCCGGAGACCGCGTGCGCTATGGCGGGAAGCTGTTCCGCTGCCTTCAGACCCACGCAGCACAAACCGACTGGCCGCCCGACGCAGCGCCCAGCCTGTGGGTCGCTATCTCAGACCCTGCAATCGAATGGCCGGATTGGGTGCAGCCGGAGGGTGCGCATGACGCCTACGCAAAAGGAGCCAAGGTGTCTCACAACAACAGGCGCTGGAAGAGCTTGGTGGACGGGAACGTCTGGGAACCGGGCGTGTATGGATGGGAGGAGGCATAGACCATGGCAGTAAAAACATTTACCGCAGCGCAAAAGGGAGAGCGGTTGACCGAGCACTTCACCGTCGGGGACTTCTGGGCTTTCGAAGGCCACAAGTCCATAAAACTGGACACACAGTTGGCGCACATTCTGGAAAAGTTCTTAAAAAAGTTCGGCGTGCGCCCGATTCTGCGAAACTACTATGGCGCCACATCTGCGCTTTACAGGCCCCACCCGTCTGCCGGATACCGCGATGCCCTTAACTGGACGGGAAGTAAAACCAGCCAGCACTGCTATGGCAGGGCGGTGGACTTCTACATCCCCGGTGTGCCGGCGTACAAGCTCGCCCAGTTCGCGGAAACGCTGCCGGAAATCGGCGGCATCGGGCTGTATCTTGCCAAGTCCGGCGAACTGGATAAGGTGACGCACATCCATATTGACACCCGTACCAACCGCGCCCGCTGGGGCTGGAACGGTCAGACCAGCGGCACCAACACGCCTGGCTTTGGCGGCATCCCCTGCGTGTTCAAGTACGTCCCGTCGAAGCTCCAGCGCTCTGCGGCCATTGAGGAGATTCAAAGGAAGCTCAACAGTCTGGGCTACAACGCCGGCACACCGGACGGGGTATACGGCCCCAAAACCAAAGCGGCGGTGATGCTGTTCCAGAAGGCAAACGGCCTGAAGGCCGACGGAATCTACGGGAAGGAGACGAACAAGGCGCTGGGCCTGTTCGACTGGTAACATGTCCGACACTGTACTGGTTGCGCTGCTATCCCTGGCGGGCACGGCAATTGGTTCGATCATTGGCATTATGACCAACAACAAGCTGGTCGTCTACCGCCTGGAGCAGCTGGAAAAGAAGGTCGAAAAACACAACTCGGTCGTGGAGCGCGTGGCTCTGCTGGAAAGGGACGTTAAAAACTACATGAAGGAGGGAAAGGCATCTTGAACGAGTTCTTCACCTGGGCAACTCTCGGAACCTATGCCGGCTGTGTGCTGGCCACGTCGCTGATCACCCAGTTCATCAAGGAATGGAGCTTCCTAAAGCCCATTCCGACGCGGCTGGTCTCCTACGTAATCGCGCTGCTGGTCTTACTGGCCGCGAACGCGATCGCCGGTACGCTGGATCTGCCTACCGCCGGGCTGTGCGTGGTCAACGCCGTGGTCGTCTCGCTGGCGGCGAATGGGGGGTATGACGGGTATGAGTCACTCAAGAAAGTAGCCTAAAAAACTGCCTAAAGGATAATTGCCTTTAGAGCAGTCTGATGTCTTATAGTGGTGCTTAACGAGAAAAGGGGTTACATGATTGGATGAGTCCTTTCATGTAACCTTTTTTTCGGAGGCATTTCAAAGGGTCATCCGGATGAAGCCGACTTGAATTAGCTCCATATATTGGTGGATTCGTACAGGAGCGGTAATCGAAAAACAGCCGTGAAATCCCTGCTATTCGGGCATCCGCTTGTGCCTGTGATAGGCCAGATCCACCGAAAAATCCATCTTAAAGTTTGGATATGTACCGGTGCGGTTCGCCTCCACCAATGTATCCAAACCCATATGCTTGTCACTACCGGAAGGAGCGTCGGCGTTCTCCCAAAAATGGGAACGTTTGACGCTCTTTCCCGTCCACGGGGTGACAATAATGTCCAGTCTGTCTTCATAGACTATGACCCGCTCCACAAACATGTGGCACGCTGTCTGCTGCTTTTTTGGTGCCATGTTGATGATGCCGGAGAACGAGTTCAGATACGCCGCCGCATCGGAAACGGACATTTTGGCAGCCTCGCCGGCGGCCTGATAGTACGAAAGATCGTCCTGAAGCGCAGTCCGCTCCGCGTCCAGCATTCGAATCTTTTCGCCAATCTCTCTGGTGTAAAGCCCGCTGCCGATGGCATCCACATAGTTTTTCAGTTCGCGCTCCACTGCCGAAAGACGCTTCTTTTTCTCGCGTATGGCAGAGGGCGCTTTCTTTTTTTGCTCCATGGCGTACTCGCGCAGATGGATGGCAACGTTCTTCGACGCATCTTTGCTGAACACGTCATTCTCAAGGGTGAGCAGCACCGCCATGTCCGCCACGGCTCTGCTGAGGCGCTTCATGCTGCAGGTTCTGAGATTCTTCTTTGTGCAGCACTCGTAATAGGAGTAGGTTTTGCGGTCCCTTTTTCGGATGGTGTTGCCGAACATGGCAGCGCCGCAGCAGCCGCAGTGGATAAGGCCGGAAAGCAGATAGACGGTCTTTGCCTTATACGCGGCGGACCTTCGCCGGTTGAGTATCATCCTTTCCTGCACGCGCGCCCAGAGTTCATCGTCGATGATGCGCGGCATGCCGCCGGTGACGCGGATGATCTCGTCCTCATCCTTGCTCGCGTGGTTGTTGCGTGTGCCGGATTCGCTCTTGGACTTTGTGCGGTTGAACACGTAGTTCCCGATGTACTTTTCGTTTTTTAGGATCTCGTGCAGAGAGTTCTTGCCGAAGGGGGAGTTGCGCTTCGTCCGGTACCCTCCTTTCGCCAGCGCGTCCAGAATGGCGGAGTAGCCGTGGCCTTCGGCGTACATGGTGAAAATCAGCCGGACGGCTTCGGCTTCCCGCTCGTTGACGGTGTAATAGCCTTCGGGGGTGACGTCGTACCCCAGAGGGGGCGTGCCGCCGGTATGTTTGCACTGGAGCGCGTTTTCCTTCATGCCTTTCATGACCTCGCGCGCAAGGTTTTTCGAGTAATACTCGGCCATGCCCTCCAGCACGGATTCCAGGATGATGCTTTCGGGGCTGCTGTCCAGATTTTCCAGCACGGATACAAGGCGCACCCCGTGGCGGCGGAGCTGGCGCTTGTAGAACGCGCTGTCGTACCTGTCGCGGGAGAAGCGGTCGAGCTTGTGGACCACAACCGCTTCAAAGCGCCCGGTGGCGGCGTCAGCGATCATCTGGCGGAACTGCGGCCGGTTGTCCGTGGTGGCGCTTTTCGCCGCGTCCGCGTAAACAGCGACGACGGTATGGCCGTTGCGCTCCGACCAGTCCTGAATGGCACGCAGCTGGGCGTCGATGGACTCCTCGCGCTGATTGTCGGACGAAAACCTTGCATAGGCTGCTACAAGCATCATTTCCACCTCGAAACCAAACTTTCGGCTCTATGATACCGTGCAGAATCCAACAGCGGGATGGCAGGTGGTGATACATTGGGAAGAAAAAAGCCCCCCTGCGGTGGCACTTCCTAAATGGCAGAAGGCCGGATGCAGGGGGCTTTTTCGGATTAAGTACTGCGTTACCCTAAAGAGACACTTGTTATTCTACTTTGCTTGAGACTAAAAACTGGTGATACAAGCCAGTGAAACGTTTCCAGCGAAAACCAAATAGATGGTTTCACCGAATGAAGCGAGTATACCCTTTACTTTGATGTCTTTCTTTCTACTTAGAGAGTAAAATTCATGTTCTTCAGCGTACCGTAAAACCTTATCCATTATGTACCTCTATGTACCTCATCAAAACTTCGATCAAGCGTTACCACGATTCCACTTTGTTATGGACGCATTAGTCTGAATCCCGACTGCTGACCCAAATCAAGTCCTGCTCAGGAACTTCCCATGTTGTTCCGTCGGTAGTATGCACGCGTGTGATTGCAACTTCTACATATGTTGCTGTCTCAAATCCGTACAACCCCCAGTGCCAGTCTTTTCTACTCTTCTGGCCGGGCTTCAAAGTGCTTTCTTGGAAAAATCCGTTGAAATACTCGTATACTCCATATCCTTTTACTCTTTCATCAACATCCTGTCTCATCCGAAAAAACAAAATATGTAGCCATAAACTCACCTTTTGGTTCTATTATTCTTTATTACAGGGGTTTACACTCTATCTATTTAAATACTCCATCGCTCGCTCTTCGCCTTCTTCTATTGCTGTTTCCACTGCGCGTTTGGCTTTTTCAAGCAGGTTTTTTGCTTCTCGTCTAGCCGTATGGGATTGCTGGACTAACGCTGAGATTTCATCTTGTTTTTCCGGTGGTATGTTTGGAACAATTATATTCTTTAACGATTTAGCGGGTACTGCTGAAAGAATGGTTCCCGATGCTTCACAATGCATTTGCTCACGAACAATAATACTTTTTATAAGTGCAAGTAAATAACCACTTGAAACAGTTCGCGGACGTAAAACAAAAAAGCCTGTTGAACCAATTGCACCGTCATATTCTTCTGATACCAAAGCGACTTTGTCCAGTGAGCCTTCAACAGAGGAAGCAATTATGTCTCCGCTTCGTAACAGCATACGGGCACGGCTTGGTGCATCCTTTCCTTTAATTATT